TTTGTTTAATAAAACACCTAAGTATTATACTTCAATAGCTGAAATAAACTCAGACTTAGATGGAGATTTAGCCTCTAAGTTTAGAACATCATTTATAGAGTTTAGTAAGTTAGATATGACAGAGATATTACAAGGCGATTTAATGTTCACCAAAGAAGACCTGGCGACTATGGATATAGACGGTGTTTCACATTACACATTTCAACCAAATACAATATTATATGCAGTAGAAAAAGATAGTAAAATAGGTGAAGAAATTAATAAAGCAAATATTGGTATAGTTTGGCATACAACTTACAAAGGTAAAACAATTCAAGATTTAAGTGCTTCATTTGGGGCTAAACTACCTAAGAAAATATCTTCTGTATGGCAAGATGACGCAACTTTTAGAGATGTTTCAGGAAAAGGTAAGTTTACTCTCAAAGAAACAGCTAAAGTTACAAAGGCACTATCCAGTGCTGGGAAACAGTTTCATCAAATCAATTCGTCATCTTTTAGTAATTATTTGAGATGGGAGGAAAGTCTAGGTAACTCTGCAGCTGGGGCTAAATTTAAGACATATTTAAATACATTTACGAGAGAAGGTAAAAAACTACCAAAGGGTAGAGCAGCTGTAAAATTTTATCAACAACACTTTACTAAATGGTGGAAAAAGAACAAATCACAAAAACTACAGTCAGATTTACAAGAACATTTAAGATTTATCCGTAAATCAGAGAAAACATTAGAGTCTGTAGTAGATTTCATGAGATTTTTAGTCGAAGCTAAAATGATGATAATTAAAAAAATGAATGAGGCGAAAGGTCTAGCTAAAACTTTTGTACGAACACCAAACGGATTAAAGGTTGTTAATCCAGAAGGTTATGTTGCAATAGACCATACAGGAGGGGCAGTTAAGATAGTTGATAAATTAGAGTTTAGTTTTAATAACTTTACAGTCGCAAAGAATTGGGACAAATAATGGCTATATGGTATCTTAAACTACTTGAAGAAGATGAAAAAATTAAAAATGAGAAGGAAAAATCCAGTCGCGAAGAACATGGAGAAGTTCAATCGACCAAGCACACATCGCGATAAGACTAAATACTATAGGAGCAGAGACAAAGAGGTAACCATTTATGAATAAAATATTAGACAAATATCTAGCAGAGAGAAAACAACCTCAGGATAAAGATGTTGATGATGTTAAGGGTTCACAACCTAAAAAATATTTCAAAGGCCTAGATAAAGACGATAAGAAAGCTAGAGCTAATTATTTCGCACGAGGTGGTGGAAGAGGAAAAGCACCTGGTGATGACGACCCCGATGCAAAAACAACCCCAAGTAAACATACTAAAAAATACAAACAACTATTTGGTGATAATGTTGATGAAGCACAAGAACTAGAAATGTCACTTCCTATGAGAAATTTCTTACAAGATACTAGAAAAAAACTATTTGATATGGCTAAGAAATCAGGTCTAAAACCTAAAAAAGTTGGAAGTGGTTCTGGTGAAAAGTTAGAAATAAAAGGCACACCTGATAAGATTCGGAAAATGATAAGTATGATTCCTGTTAAATCTATGAAAGAAAGTGTATTTGGTGATAATGTTACCGAGGTTAAACAAGGTAGAGATTATGTTTTTGACAAGAAGAAAAAGAAAGTTGTAATCTCAAAAGATAATTATAAGAAAGTTCAAAGAGATTCAAAAACTACAATCAAAGGTGTACCTTATATCATGTATAATATGGGCAATCAAGGAACAGTTCTGGCACCAGTTCATTTTGAAGAAGTTGAAATAAGTGAAGAAAACTCATTAGAAGAAAAAATCGTAGCAACTGGTGACGCAATCAGTAAAATCTTTAAGACTAAAAATAAGAAAGAAATTGACGGTATTGCAAATCTCATGAGTATGACAAATGTTAAAGTTCTACAATCAATGCAGAAACAAAATCCAAAAGGTTTCTCAAGAATGGCTGCTAAAATGGGTGAACTACCTGCTATGGAAGAAATAGAAGAAAAGAAAAAAGATATGACAGCCATTTCTTCATGGAAAAAGAAATTAAAAAAGGTAAAAGGTTTATCTAAAGACCAAATGTATATGTTAACACAATTACCAACACCTGTAATTACATCTTTAATTAATCAAATTGGTATGGTAGTAGCAAGTAATGATATGGCAGAAGATGGCCATACAGATGTTATCTCTGCTAAAAATCAAGTGAAGATAGCTATGAAAGCTTTAAATACTATGAATCAAGAGTTAAATAAACTTAATGATGAAGATGAATTACCATCTTGGTGGACAAATAAAGTAGCTGTAGCTGTTAATAAACTTGACGGTATGGCTGACTATCTAGATATAAAAGTAGAGAGTGTTAGAGACATATTTAAAGAATCTGATATAAAAGGATTACAAGAAAAGGCTGAGAAAGCACTAAAGAATAAAGCTAAAGAAACAGGAATGCCATTGGGTATACTTAGAAAAGTATTTCAAAGAGGTGTAAAAGCTTGGCAGAGTGGTCATAGACCTGGAACAAATGCAGTGCAGTGGGGTCTAGCTAGAGTTAATTCTTTTGTTACAAAAGGAAAAGGTACATGGGGTAAAGCAGACTCAGACTTAGCTGCTAAAGTTAGAAAATCAGAAGAGATAGAAGAGAAAGCACCTGATACAGATGATGCTATGAAAAGATATAAAGCAGGTAAAGCTGGATTTACAGACAAAGCACATCTAAAAGCTAAGGGTCTTATACCAAGAGCAGACGGAACAAAAAGAAAATCAGACAAATATAAATGAAAACATTCGTAGAACATATAAACTATGGTCTTTTCGAAGGTAAATATGTACCTTTAGAAATGCCTATGTTAGTAAATGAAGAAGATGTAGAACTGAATAAACCCAAGAGAGGTGGTCCTAAAAAGTTTTATGTCTTTGTAAAGAACGATAAGGGTAATGTAGTAAAAGTTACCTTTGGTGATGTAAAAGGTGGGGCAGACGGTAAGACTTTATCAGTAAAACTTCAAGACCCAGCTGCAAGAAGAAGTTATGCAGCTAGACATAATTGTGATACTGCTAAAGATAAGACTTCAGCTAGATATTGGAGTTGTAGATTACCTGATTATGCTAAAGATTTAGGATTAGCTCCTGTTGATAAAGGAGATGGTGGTGGAATCTACTGGTAAACCATACAAAGACACTATGAAAAATAGTGACTTTTTTATGAGGACTTTTGACGAATGGATAGAGTCTAGTGAACTTATTTGGCACAAAGATAGAAGGCACAGACTAGTAAAAGTTTTTGAAGGAGAAGGTTGGCAGATACAATTCGAAAACAACCTACCTTTTCTATTAGAAAAAGATAAAGAATTTATAATACCTAGAGAAGTTTATCATAGACTTATCAAAGGTAGAACTGAATTAACTTTGGGGATAAAAGAACTATGAAAAGTTTTATAGAATTTAAAGAGAGTAAAGGTGGAGCTAAAGCTGGTAAACTAGAACTTATTAGAATAAATCTAGATAAAGCTAAAGCTTTCGCTGAAGATATATTCAAAAAGAATAATAGAGATTTAGAGGAAGAATTACCTGATTTTGATGACAATTTTATCAAAGCTCAAAGAATCGCTGGTGGTGGTTTTGCTCAAAGAAAAGATATGCCAGTCATATCAAATAATGATGTAAAGAACTTACAAAGAACACTAAAAAAAGGTGAGATTGATATAACTAAACCCTTTTCAAGTCCAGCTGTAGCTAATGACCCTTTTCCACAAGGTTTAGATAAAGGCACAGGTAAATCTTGGCTAAAAAGTGGTATAAAAAGAAATGATGGAGACGCAAAAGATGATGTAGTCAATGTCAAGATTAAAAAAGTTTCTGTTGGTAATTTGAAACCAATTCAAAGTCAAATTTATTTTGATAAATCAATTAAGAATGTGGCAGAGTTTGGGGCTAAAGGAACAAAAGATTTCGCAGAATCTAAGGGTAATACTTTTGTCGTTTCAAAAGATAATCGAATCATAGATGGCCATCATAGATTTTTATCAGCACTTTTAGTAGACCCTAAAATAAAAGTTAATTGTTTAGAGATTGACTTACCTATAAAAGACCTGTTACCATTAACATTATCATATACAGACGCTATAGGTAATGTAAGAAACAAGTAATGAAAACATTCAGAGACATAACAGAAGTTAAAAGTAAAGGCGTGACATTTACCTTTGGTAGATTTAACCCACCTACTGCTGGACATATGAAACTTGCAGATAGATTAAAATCTGTTGGTCAAAGAGATGATGTTTTCATTTATACATCTCATTCTTCCGACCCGAAAAAGAATCCTCTTACATTTGCACAGAAAAGAAAGTTTATGAACGCTATGTTACCAAGAGGTGTAAAAGTGGCTAGGTCAGATGCAAGAAATGTATTTGATGTGGCTAATGATTTATATAGTCAAGGGTATAGAGAAGTTAAAATGGTGGTAGGTTCAGATAGAATTCAAGAGTTTCAGAATCTACTTAAAAAATATAATGGTGTAAAAGCCAGACACGGATATTATAACTTTCAAAGTATTGAGATAGTATCTGCAGGTGAACGAGACCCTGATGCAGAAGGTATCGAAGGAATGTCAGCTTCAAAAATGAGAGCTTTGGCAGCCACAGAACAAGAACAAGAATTTTTAGCTGCTCTACCTAAAAAGTTTAGAATGGGTAAACAATTATATAAAGCTGTGAGAAAAGGTATGGGATTGAAAGAAGACTTTCCAAACTTTATGTATGAGATACTTGAAGCTGAGAGAACTCCTAGAAAGAAAGGACAACATAGAGGTAGTTCAAGTCATTCTGATTTATATACAGATGAAAATCCAAAAGGTACAATTCATGGCCTTGGATTCAAAGACGCTGCTACAGCCAAGAAAGGTATTGGTATAATTAATAAAGCGAGAAGAACTCACGCACATAAAGTTCAAGCTACACTTGTCATGCAACAAAGAGCTAAAGAAGCCATTAAGAGAACAAAAGACCCAGAGAAAAAAGATAATTTAAAAGCTGCACTTGAAATATGGACAGCTCACCTAGAGAAACTTAAACAGAAAACAAAAGACATGAAAAAACAAGAGAGTCTTT